GAGGACGTTGCTTTCAAAGATCAGTACCTCCCAGAATTTAGCACTGTTGTCTCTACTGCTGCTATTGCTACTGTGGCTGCGGTTACTCCTTTACTTTTATCGGCTGTAAAGCCCTTAGTGAAGCAACTCATAAAACGTATAGCTAAAGTATTTGAGGGCAGGAAAAACAAGGTTCGTTGACTTGCCCAATATTTTGTATATAATAAATAACACAAGGAGACTAAGCGGACCTCTTGGCGTTGAGTCAATATCGGTTTAATTGCTTGATCTATTATCCCTTGTACTAAACAAAAGAACTCTTAACCACAGCTAACACTCCCTAGTTAAGGGCGAGCTTTTGTTTTTTAAGCAACCAGACCTGATAAAGAGTGGGTTAAGTTCCACCTCCTCACTGTCAGAGCGTCAGTTGCTTATTTTTTTGTCTTTAATTAAACAGCACTTTTTTTATACTTTGTTTCTCATTAGTTAAATTAAAACTAATAATAGTTCTCGGTGTGTCCGTTGTATTAGGTAAACATTCATGGGTTAAATTTGCAGGAAAGATTAACATATCACCTTCTTTTACTTTTGGAATTACACTCTGAATACAATTATTAAAAGGGTCATTAAAAGGGCTATAAAATTTTGTAGCTATATGTTTTTGTTCATCAAAATCTATATAGATTATTGCTGACCAACCTAATCCATGATTATGACAAGTATGTTTCATCCCTTTTAAAGCTGTTTGAAACCACATATCAGTTATGTAAACACAACTATTTTGTGATAAAAGTCTTAAATATGGTTCTATTATTTTTAAAACTGTATCGCTGTATGAAGGAAGATTTTCATTTTGATTAAAATAATCAGTATAAATATCTTCTTTTAATAAATTTTCAGTAAGATTCGGCAAGGCATTTTTAATTTCTTTTTTTGCAATATCCCAATTTTCAATTTTATATCTAATTAAAGGTACGCTAAAAATTATTTCTGATGACATTTATTTACTGGTATTAATATTTAGTTTATGAGTATGTAGTATAACTTGATTTGGTGGTACTGTTACTTTTATCCCTTCACAAATCTCTGCGTATTTTCCAACGAACTGTACTCCTAACTTAGCCTGTTCTCCACATACTTTAAG